ATCTGTATAGAACTTCTTGATCACGCCCTCATCGTTCTGCACCTGCAAGATGCTGTTGTCACCACGTGTTGCATGGAAGCGGAACCCGTGGTACGAGCGGCGCAACTCCACACCCAAGTCGTGTACCTCACGGCGCACAGGGATGCCGTCTAGTTTGAAAGGCCAGTCGGCAGACTGTGGATCGTTATGCAGGTCACGATCTGTTGGTGCTTTCAAGGAACTTACCAATACATGTTTCATACTCATTTCATTTCTCCAGTTAGTGTTATCACGCGTGATAACTTGATTACATGTCAGACGATTCGATATGGACAGCCTTGCCGTTGTCGGGCTTGGCGTTCTTGTTGTCAAGCACACACCACAATACTGGTACGTGCCATGTACCCCATGACCCACCTAAGTAGCCATCGGTCAGGATGATCGCGGCTTGCGGCTTGATCTGCTTCTCACGCAGATACTCAGGCACACACTCCACCATCGTGCCGCCACCACCCGCAGGTTTCGTGGACTTCACGATGTCATCCAGTTGATCTTGTCCGTAGTACTCGGCGGCACATACCTCAGTGTCCCAATACAACAGACGCACAGCTTGTGGCTTGACTGCCTTGGCAATCGCAACCACCTCACCCAAGAACGTAGCCAACTCACGCCCACCAATCGAGCCGCTAGTATCTATGGCAATGACCAATTCACCTACGGTTTCGGATATGCCCGAGGGTAGATACAGACCTGATGATATGTACCTACGGTTAGGACGCCGCCACGTTGAGTAGTCATTACCTGCACAAGTTGTTGACACGAACTCACGCAGTACTTCACGCCAGTCGATCTTGGACTGCAACACATCATCAAGCAGACGCGCACCCCCCGATCCCATCTTCCCTGCGATCAGTGCACCTTGACGCACCGCTTCATCAACAGCGCGTTCGATCTCCTTGCGCTCGTCAGGGGTCAACTCCTTGGCACCTTCCCAATCGTGCTGATCCATCGTCTCGCCATCGGACGGGTCGCCATCACCTGCCTCGCCTTGACCCTGACCTTGACCTTGACCCGAGCCTTTACCCTTGCCGTTGTCGTCAGGCAGTAACGCGTATACCTGTGCACTGTCCATGCCACGGTACTGCTCATCAATCACACCCACCTTGGGCATGGCGATGAACCCGTTGTCACCACACTCACGGTCGAAGTCAACAAGTTTCAGGTTGATCACGTAGTCACACGCGAGGTTTGCCTTGCGTCTGTTCTGCTCATACAAGTGCAGGTACGTGGTCAGATGTTTGTACAACACGTGATACGACTCGTGCAGGATGAGGAACCGTAACTCAGCATCAGACAATTCAGCCACGAACTCACGTGCATACCATGCGTTCACGCCGTTGGTCATCGCCGTGTGACAGCCCATCTCACCTGCCTTCACGACCTTGTGCTCACCCATCATCAAGATACCTGCGAGGGCGATGTAGTTTTGATTACCGATGATGTCAGCCATCGCCTTGGTCAGGCGTTGCTCCTCGGTCAGTGTCTTACCAATCATTAACATGTTAAATCTCCTTCAAGTTGTTCAAGAAACGCAATCACGTCATCAATACACTCGCCCACTGTGTAGTCGGTACCCTCGTTGTCCTTGGGCATCTTCTTTACCTTGTCAGACAAGGCGTTGCGTATGTCGTACATGTCGCACAGTGCGCTCGACACGTCATTCAGATTTACATTTACCATTTCATTCTCCAGTTGTAGTTATCACACGTGATAACTTATTTCTTGTCAGCGGCGAACACATAGTTGTTAGCCATACACCATGCGGTGAACTTCTTGTTAGTCACCACCTCGGACTGCTTGTTGTACGTGGGTCGGCGTACCTGCATGGCGAACATAGTCTGTGCCTCTTTGTCGAGACGTGACAAGTACTCCATCCACGCATCCATCCACGACTTGTCGATAGTCTGCAACGTGCGGTGCACCACCATACAAACAGCGGACGCACTGCTCGGCACCTGCGCACCCATCGGGTCTTTCTTGATCGAGTCAAGGCTTGGCAGTTGATCAGCAACACGTACGTATGTGTTCAGGTTCGCCGCCGCCTCGGTACCAATCGTGCCGATGAGAGCCGCCATCAATGTCTTGTCGGTCAGCTTGCCGCGTACCTTCAACCAGTTGGACGCTTTCTCCAGTGAACGTGGTGTCACGAATGACGCACGGCTTGGGTCAGCGGGGTGATAGATAAACTTGTTTGCATCCGCATCTTTGTAGTCCTCAAAGCTGTGGAATACCTGTGGGTTGTCAGTCACCCACGCAAGCATGGTGTGATCCACCCCTGCGTTCAGGGCAAAGTCCTCGATCCATTCCACGTTGGTAGGCTTGCGAGTCTTGATGATCGTCAAGCGGTTACGTGCATGTGCAGGTAGCAGGTCGCCCACGCCTTCCGATCCAAGGTTGGTCGTTGCAAACACCAGTGAGTCAGGGTGCAGGGTGCTCGATCCGATCTTGCGCTCAAGCATGAGACGGAGCAGTGCGTTCTTGACAGCAGGGTTGGCTTTGCCGTACTCGTCAATCATCAGGATGATCGGCTTGTTCAGGTGCACACCGAGTTCCTCGTTCGTGACATAACGCACAAACGCATCTTCCAGTGAGGCAGTCAGGTTCACCACGTTCGGGATAGTAATATCCCCGAGGTCTTTTGTGGTGCAATCAAAGTAGCACGGTGTGTGAGTCGGCAGGTCAAGAGCCAAGGTCTTGAGCATGGACGATTTGCCTGTGCCCATGTGACCCTGCATCAAGACAGTAGTGTCACCCGAAAAGCGGATGAGAGTCTGAGCCTCGGTCAGGTTCAGTGCGTAGAGTTCAGTTGCGTTCGACATGATTAGTTCCTTTGATGTTGAATATGAGAATGTGTAAAGTTGTTTTGGTGAGTTATCACACGTGATAACCCGGGATCACCAGTTCATTGATTTCAGGATCGCATCGACCTTGGTCTTTGTGTCCTTGCGGAATGAGTCATCGTCACGCAGTGCGTCAGCAGACACACCGAGCATCGCGTCCTCAAGTCGTACACGCATGTTCTCCATGCGTTGATCGTTCGTCACGTTGAACTTGGTCAGCAGTCCAAGCATCTCGCGCACGTTGTCCACGAGGGTGTCGCGGAATATCTTCTTGTCCTTGGAGTCGCCACCTTGGTAGTCGAGACGCTCAGACATCTTGGACAGTGAGTCATACGTGCGTTGCCACACGTCACCCATCGCGCTGTTGAGTTGGTCGGTGTAGAACTTGGCGTACTGTTCACGCAGTGAGTCCTGTGCTTGCGCACCGATGTCGAGTCGGAAGTCACCTGCATCAGGTATCGGTGTCTGCGAATGACGGAACCGAAACTTAGCCGCGACAATCTCCACGCTCGGGTAGTCATCACTTGAGAACAAGTTGCCAAGCTGTGCTTGAGCCTGTGCCTGTGCCCATGTGTACGCTTGCAAGAAGTCGTTGACCAGTCGATGAAACTCAGTCTCGGCTTCTGTGATCTCGCGGTAGTAGTCAGCGAACATGGCAGTCGGCAAGAGTCGCACCCCAAGGTCAGACCACGGCATCGTCAGGCGGTAGTGCACGTTTTGGCGTGTGTTGGCAATGTGCTTCTGTATTGCGTCCAACTCGGGGCACGACAACAGCTTTTTGTGAAAGCTACCTGCATCGTCACTCGCACCGTTGGCAGACGTGGTTTCCTTGGTCGCCTTGCGGTCAAGTTTTCGTGCAGTCCAGTTGCCGATAGATAACTCGGCAAACATGGCAGAGCTTGCAATGCTCGGGGCGGTCACCGCAGGTGCGGCTTCCATGTGGGTGAATAGATCGTTCATCTCGTTTTCTCCAGATAGGTTTAAGTTACTTACTGACAAAGTTGTTATCACGTGTGATAACTCGTTTCAGGTGGAAGGACTGTTTAGAATCATTAACCACCCGAATACATAGTATAACACTAGATGACATTGAAGTCAAGGTTTAGAGACACCTTGTAATTTGTTGATAAACACACACTCGTTCACGTGTGTGACGCCCTTTGAATCCACGTAGGATTCACCGCACCCTGCCGCCCACTCAATGAGCATCAGGCAAAAGAACGCGATGAGCACGAGGCCCGCAAGGGCTTGGGCAAGCCATACAAAAAGTCGTTTCATCATGTTGTCCTCTTTGGGTTCAGTTGTTTCAGGGTATCGGTGTCGAAACACGCGATGTAGTTGGACTTGTTCATCGGCACGATGGTGTGCTTCACGGCACGAGCGGCTTTCTCTCCGCAGGTCATGCACGTGGTGTAACCGAGCCGAAGGCGCGGGGGTTCAACCCTCACGCCATAACAGCCCGTGCAGATGAGTCCAAAGGTGTGGTGCTCACTACGATTTCTCATTGAAATACTCCTCTTGGCTAAACTCTCAAAAACAAGTTATCACGTGTGATAACTCGGCGAACAGTAGATGGGTCGAACACTTGAACAGTGCGAACACCGAACTAATGAACTTAACGAACTACCTACTGAATACATAGTATAACTCAGGTAGCATCCTATGTCAAGTTTTAGCATCTAATATAATGTACTAAAAGTTCTTGAATGTTCTGTCGGCGGAAATGGCGTAAGTCATTGATTCTAAAGGTAAGTTCCGAATGTTCGTAATGTTCTGTGGTTTTGGGGCTTTGGCGAAACGGTTGGGGGTGAAGTTATCATGCGTGATAACAGGGCGAATCGGTCAGGAGCCTCCCTCACCTTGTTATTTTGCCGAAAACATCTCAGAATCACAGAACATTAGAACACAATCAAATCATTACTTTTACTATCATAAAGTATCTAAATCTATATATCAAAATGGTAGTAACGGTGCCTAATCGTGCCTAATCGTGCCAACGAATATAGTGTTCTAAATGTTCTTAACAGTTTAGAACATTAGGCCTTTTTTTAGAACATTACACACAGAAAAAACATGTTAGCTGTGCTACGTTAGAACATCGCTGTACGCGAACATTAGAACACTTAGAACAGACGCACACTAGAACAAACGAACAGTTGAACACTTGAACAACCTGAAGGGGCGCAACGCTGCTCTTGGAACTGGTTTCATGGAGTTATCATGCGTGATAACCTACGTTGGCACCAGCAGCAAACCCTGTGTAGCAAACATACGGCAAACGTGTTTGCACGTGGTCAGGCTCATCAGGCTCACGGCTGGCTCATGAAGGGCGCAACGCTGCTCTGAGAACTGGCATCAATGAGTTATCACGCGTGATAACCCAAAAACAAATAGACACAAAAAAGCCCCGACCTTTCGGTCAGGGCAAAAAAGTACAGGTGAAAAAAAACCCCGCTTTCGCGGGGTTTTTAAGTGCTCCGATTAGAGCGCGGGCATCATGCCTTTGACAGACTTGATTCGCTTGACTGCCTCAGTCACGTCAAAGGCAGGGGTTGCAAGCCCTTGCAGTTTGGTCACTGCCTTGTCCAGTGCCTCATGGATGCGTTGCACTTCGGTTTTCGTGGCTTGCGCCTCGCCGTCTTCTTCTGCCTTTTCAGCCTTGCGAATGAAAGACTGGATCAGGGCGAGACGTGCACCGATCTTTTGTTGCGCTGTCTTCTTCTGAAACTTCTTGATGTCATCCAGTGCCTTCGTATCCTGCGCCAACAAAGCCTTTTCAGCTTCGCTGAACGTGCTCAGAATCACGGCCTTGACTTGCTGACGCAAGTCTTCAGAACCGCCCTTCTTTTCAGTTTCAAGCATGGCTGAAGTGATCCGATCAGCCCTGAGACTGTCAGAGGCTTTCAGCCATATTGCCTCGTTTTTGTCCTGAGACTTCAGGGCAGAAGACAAGGCAGTTACAGTAGAAGACGACAAAACAACTTTAGTTGCATTAGACATGATTGTTCCTTTCAAGAACATATCGGCAAACAATCAATACGTTGTTTGAACCGATGCCTCTATTGTGGACATGTTATCAGGTAATGTCAAGGGATATTTAAAACTATTAAACAATTCCAAGTTATCACGCGTGATAACTCAAAACCAAAAACGCGTTTTTAGGCCACGATGACCCACCATACCCCACCCACCCCAAATCAGTTTAGGTACCATAGCCGCGTATAGGTTGCTATTTTCCACACTCATAGCCCATTTTTTCTAAAACCATAACACTGTTCAATAGTTCTTGTTAGGCATTGTTCTTTTGTTCTACCAGACCCCCACCCCCTCATATATGGAAACACCCCCCGTCATCTTTTTAGTACCCCCCATCAAAAAATTTTTTATGTAGCATTGCCAAGGGATTGCATTTTGTGGTAACGTGAAAACTTCTATGTGGCATCCCGCCATGTAAGCGCACAATTTGATATGACATTGGTCTGCACTCCTGACATCGGGGTGGCTCTGCCACCGGAAGGTATGCCCTATCCGCTCCTGCGTGAAAGGGCCGAAGCTGCGTGCGCGACCATCGACCTGCTCCTCGGTGCAGGACTCAACCCCGACCTGCTGATTCCGAAGCCTGACGACAAGGATGTCGCCACTGCCGTGGTCGAGGCGTTCGCCAGAGACGAGAACCAAGCCAGTCAGTCGCTGACTACCAACAAGATTTCCACCATGACCCCCGCATCCTTACTCCTTGTCAGGGGGGTGCTGGACGAGTTTGGGCATGCAGTGGTCGAGAAGGCTACGCACATCAGGCACTTGGTGACAAACAAGCTGATCTTGGAGTCAGACAACCCTGATCCAAAGGTGCGCATCCGTGCTCTTGAATTGCTTGGAAAAATCAGCGATGTGGGCCTCTTTTCAGAGCGCACCGAGGTGCTGATCACCCACCAGTCCACAGATGAACTCAAGCAGACCCTGCGGGACAAGCTCAACAAATTACGTGCCAAGATGGACGTAGTGGATGTCACACCAGTTGAGGCCAAAGCGATCAATTTGGACGAAGAATTGGGCATCCCAGCCCCTGTAAGCCCAGAAAATGCAGATTTTGAGCAAAAAACAGCCGAATACGGGGGTGTAAATTGACTCAAAACGTCGTCAAAGATGATCTTTCCGACGAAGAAATCGACTTCATGGTCGAGAATATTGAGCAGTTTGAGCTTGAAGAACGTGCAGAAATCTTGGCTGCGGCGCAAGCTCTAGCCGAAAGACGACACGCAGCAGCGTGTTATGACGACCTGATTGAGTTTTGCAAGCACATGCAGCCCGACTACAAGGTGGGTAAACACCACCGCATCTTGGCTGATCTGCTGATGCAGATTGCCGAGGGTCAGAAAGACCGCTTGTGCGTGAACATCCCGCCGCGCCACGGCAAGAGCCAGCTTGTGTCTATCTACTTTCCAGCGTGGTTCATTGGTAGGCACCCAGACAAGAAGGTCATGATGGTGTCTCACACCACAGACCTTGCGGTGGACTTCGGTAGGAAGGTGCGAAA